CATCTTGACCGCTTTTTACGAATCTGGTGTTCAAATTGGAAATTTGACTTATGTCACTTCAGGCGATCAGTTTACTTTTCTTACAGCAGCACATTGCTGGGAATATATGCAGTCAGCAGGTAGGTTTGTTCTTAAAAACTACCGAGGTGACTCTATTGTTATCAATGCCGATTCTCACGTGAAGCAAGAAACTCAACTTTCTGGTTTAGACGTTGTTTATTTGCGTTTTTCTAGTAAAGTAGTTGGCAAGATAATGACAGGCGCTATTCCTCTTCAAGTAGAGCAATCAAATTCTTCAATTATTTCAGATGTTGTGTCCGTGTTTAGGCTAGGTAACGACGTTTTGATTGATTTTAGTAAGTGTTGGCAGTCGGCAAGCAAGATCTCACATTTGTTGTTTACTGCCCCTGGTTGTTCAGGAGGGCCTATTTTTGACAAGCAAAGCGGAAAAATAAAAGCAGTCAATGTTGGGACCAATGGCATATTTGGCTTAGGTCATGTTGCTTACACGGAGAAACTGCATGCTGGTTTTCCCCAACAATTGACTCTTTTAAAAAGAGAAGACAGTGAGAGAATGGATCGACACCAAGAACTGATTCAACAAGAAGTTCTAGGAAAAAACACAACAGCTGGAGGTGTCCATTTTCAGTTGCCCCAGAGTGCGAGCTCCCTGACACTCTTTCCAAATGGGGCTTCTCCAGGGCGCGACCAATAGGCACAGTAGTTGGTCTGGCAGAGAGAAAATATGGTCGTTTGGTTATAAACGAAACATATATGCAACATTATCAAGATTTTTCTCTGCCGACTCCTAATGTATTAGAGTGGTTTATTACTAACCCAACTAACGAAACAATTTACTTAGATCACTCTAAATATTGGCGTCCCTTACAATACAAACCAGACCCCCTTGCTTTCGAGGTAGCAACTAAATGGTTTCGAGAACATTTGCAAGTTTTTGGTAAAGTCAGACTTTGGACTTTTGAAGAAGCTTTTCAAGATATTGATCAAACTAAAGCCACTGCATTTCCTGGGAGGTTGAAGTACCCCATCAAATCACAGTTCTATAATGATATTGATTGTATGATGTGGCTGCGTGAGCAAATTCGAATGATACGAAAAGGCCATGGGCCTACTGTTTATTGGGAACAGCTCGGTAAAGAGGAACTTCGTCGGTTGGAAAAACTGATTAACAAAAAAGTTAGGTCAATGAATTCAGGTCCTATTCTTCATAACCATGTTTCAACAATGGTTTGGGGACCTTTATTGCGTCGTATGACTGAAGTGCCTTTTTATATTTCTCATTCAACTGTAGGATGGTCACCACAACATGGTGGCTGGCATGAGTTGATTTCACATTTTGAACAAGTCCTTTCTGATGGTGATTTTACCAAATGGGACAGTACAATCCATGCTGATTTAGCTGCATCTGTAGATGATGATCTTTGGGATGTTAACATCGAAGATGATTGTAAAAACGAAGAAACCGAGAATATGAAGAAATGGGTTTTTGAACAAGAATTTTATTCTTTAGTGTTACTACCTGATGGTCAATTAGTCTTAGTTTACCATGGTAAAAAATCCGGAAGCAAAACAACACTTAACCAAAACACTAAGACAAATCACAAGGCTTTTCTATATTCCTTTGCTAAATGGCTCATGTACACGCCTAGAGGAATGGCTTATCAGAAGAAGGTTGGAAAGACATGGTATCAATTTACCTATAAAGACGTTTGTGTAGCTGTGGAACACATGTTTCATGGAGATGATAACTTGATTGGATGGCATCCAGAAGTTGATTTTCGACATGAAGACCATGTGTGTGGTGTTTCTGATCTCGGTCTAGTAATGGACCCATGGGAACCTCCGTACAAAAAAGCGTCTGAAGTAACCTATCTATCTATGAATACGGTTGAAACAAACCTTAATGGGAAAGCCTTTTACCTACCCTTTCCAAATCCTGATCGTATGTCAGTTACACTTGCTACGATGAAGAAAT